GCCCCTTGGGTTTATAAGGTTCTTCTTCGGATCAAGCAAGAAGAGGCGATGAAACAGAAGCAAGGGGGAATGGCAAATGGACATCAAGGTTGAGAAATGGAACGGCCACGAAATCCGGTTTGTTTGGCACAACGGTGAATGGTGGGCAGTTGCTAAGGATGTAGCGGAAGCGTTGGGTTATCGGGATTCAGAAAGAATGACACGTTATTTGGACGACAAAGAAAAGGCCACTTTTAACTGGAAGAAAAAGCAAACCCCACAATTAGGGGATAGCTTTTCGGATTACAAGTACAAAGCGGAAGTGCCTATCATTTCAGAGTTGGGAATTTATGAAGCGATTTTCAACAGCCGACGACCGGAAGCCAAAGAGTTTAAGGCATGGGTGAAGCGAGTACTTAAAGAACTCCGTGAACAGTCCGGCCTAGAAGGATTCCAAATCTTCCGCATGCTCGACAAAGAGCATCAAAAAAAGGCGATGAGCATGATCAAAGAAACCTTGGGGGTTCGAGCAGAACGGAAGCATTACATCAAAGCCAATTCTGTTGCAAACAAAGCAATCTCTAACAAATACGGGTTCCCGAAAAGCATCCAAAAGTCAGATATGACTCCCGAAATGCTCAAGGATCGGCAACCGATTCTGGAAGAGGCGGCTCAATTGACAGCAATCAAAGAAGCGTTTGGTCTTGATTTCTCGGTTGCTCAGGCCATCTACAAAAAATGGAGTGAATAAAAAAGCCCGTAAAAACGGGCAACCAAAAAAACGCCTATCATCCCCAGCATAGCACAAATGCCATGCTGGGGGAACCCAAGGAGGTTTAACTAATGAAAATCAAACCGCGCGAATGGTTGACGATACCAAAAATCCGTCGATGGTTCCTGTTGCTAGAGGAGCGAAACCGTCAAAAAGCATAACGGAGGGGATGAACGTGGAACCATTCCACAGGAGATTGGCGGAACTTTACGCCAAGTATGACGGCAAAATCTACAAGATTCCTATCAAGGAGATTGAGGAGCCACTGAAAGCCCACTACCACTGGGCGATGGAATTAAGCCGTTTAGAAATGCTCGCCCAAGCCGCGCAAATGGTCAAGGATGAGAAATGGCTCAAGGACATCTGTAAACAAATCGACCGTCATCTATCAAACACCACGGGAGGGAATGTCCTGTGAAGCTGTATGAACTCACCGGGAAGTATGCGGAACTGCAACAGGCAATTGAAGAGGGGGAAGACCCGGAGGTTTTGGCCGACACCCTGGATGCAATCGAGGAAGCGATCAACGAAAAAGTGGACGCCATTTACAAGGTGATCTGCAACATCCAAGCAGACATCGACGCCCTGAAAGCTGAGGAAAAGCGGCTGTATGAGAAGCGGAAGGCGTTGGAGGCGCGACAGGAACGACTGAAAGCCTATGTAGAGGAACAACTGACAGCCGCCGGGATCAAGAAAGTGAAAACGACGATTGGGACCGTCGGATTCCGTAAAGCCCCGCCGTCCATTGAGGTGTTAGATATCAATCTGATCCCGGAAACCTATCTGATCCCGCAGGAACCCAAAGTCGATAAGAAGGGACTTCTGAATCACTACAAAGAGACTGGGGAAGCTATCGGTTTCCGGGTGATCGACGATAAATATACATTGCAATTTCGCTAACCTATGGCCAAAGAAAAAGCCTGCGAGGTAGCAGGCAGGAGCCACAAATGAGAGACATGAACCCTACTCCTCCATCCTACCACGGGATGGAGGAGAGGGCAAGATGAGGAGGATGCATGATGAGCGAACAAACCAAACTTGCCGTCGTGAAACAGCAACAACAAAACCAAATGATCATGCCCGCCGGAACGGTGGAGCAAGCACTTGAAGCGTTCAAACAGTATCAGGAACTGAAACACCGTTTGGGAACGGCTGAAGACTTCCAAGCAATCAAAACCAAAGAGGGCGTCAAACATCACCCGAAAAAATCCTTTGTCCGCAAGGTTCAACGCTTCTTCAATGTATCCTGCGAAATTATTCAAGACGAACCGCTGTACGACAAAAACGGAAAAATCATCGCATGGCTTGCGAAAGCACGGGCGATCCATACCGCAACCGGTGCTTTCCAAGAAGCCGACGGATCGTGTGGATTCGAGGAAAAGCACGAAAAGCAACGGACGATCCACAACATCCGGGCACATGCGATTACCCGCGCTAAGAACCGCGCAATCCTTGATTTGGTCGGCTTCGGTGAGGTATCGGCGGAAGAAATCAACGAGCGTGAATATATCCAGCCGCAACAACAAACACAGCAACAACAATCGCAACACCTTCAAGGATTGGCCACTCCAGCGCAACTCAAAAAGTTTTTCGCCATGGGCCGATCCGAAAAGGGGCTGACTGATGAACAACTCAAGAAACTGGTCAAGTACCAGACCGGAAAAGAAAGCAGCCGGGAACTGACCAAACAGGAAGTAAGCGATCTGATTCAGTTGATGAGTGAAATGAGTGGCTCGGAATTGGTGCAGTTGATCGGCGAAAAGGCGCTTGAATCCGCCGTGGAAGACCTGTCAGAAGTGGAAGTAATCGATCCGAACGCACCAATCACTGACGAGGAAATCAAGGAGGCGATGAACCAATGACGCCCAACATCAAAGCCAACTTTGTGGATTTCCTGAAAGCGTTGGGATACACCGACGAGGTATTGCGACAAATGACGGACGAGCAATTGGCTTGTGTGGTCTTCGAAGAAACCTGTGAACTGCTGAAACCGTGAGAGGAGGTGAGGAAGGATGTATCAAGACGTGTTGGATGAAATGGAAACGGCCCTGGCCGGCATTAAACAAGCGCTGGCCATGGGCCACACAGAAGCGGTCTTGCGGATCGTCGCTGATATGGAATGGGCGATCCAAAAAGAAAGGGACTGTGAAAAACAAAAAATCTCGGCCTGATTATACCACGGCGAGCCGGGCCGCCGCAACGCCCGGCACATACCACCAAAACGGAGGAGATACAATGACTGGCACTTTCTTTGAATGCGACGCATGTGGTCGTTTGGACAAGAACCCGGCTATCGATGAAAATGTGGGATTGCCGTATAAGTGGATCAGTATAAAGTTGCGTGTACCGGACATGGAGGAATATTCGGGTTTCTATTGGGATGAATTTCACGCTTGTTGTCATGAATGTGCGGTAAAGGTGATCGAGGCAAAGAAAAAGGACGAGGAAGAATACAATTCCGCTTACATTCGGTGAACGACCGCCGGGCCACGCGCTCGGCACACCAAAACCATATAACGAGGTGATAACATGCCCGGAGTATCCGCACGAGTATCTGTGACGCCGCGAGTATCAGTGTCAACGCCGAAAGTGTCAAGCACACCGAAAGTGAGTACTCCGAAAGTATCAACCAGTATTAAATCATCTTCCAAACCGTCCAGTCACGTTCACACAAACCCGGTAATGATACCGTGGTTTGATGATGACGACACGGAAACGGTAGTGGAGCAACCGGACAACAACCAAGGGAATGACGATGGGTTGGACGTTGGTGACGTGTTATTCGGTGTAGCAATAGCGATTATTGTTATCCTCGCGTTTAAGTTGATTCGATCCATCTTTGAATAACCACCACAAGGCCAATAGAAAAACCGGGTGGCCACCACCACCCGGCAAAAGCGAAACGGAAGGAGCTGATAAAATGCATCCCATTACGAAAGAAACTCGACGAGAATCATTTTATCAGATCCTTGAGTCACTTGGCCAGAGGCAATATGACGTTATGCTTGAGCTTTACGAAACACCGGGAGTTACAGCCAATGAGTTGGCTTTGAAGATGTATAAAAAGGGCTATTTCCCACGACCAGAACGCAATTTTGTCCATCCGCGCTTGACGGAGTTAATGCAGGCCGGATTGATCCGGGTGGCCGGGAAACGGAAATGCAGCGTAACCGGTAGAAACTGTGCAATCTATGTTCCAGTGGAGCTTGATGACGATACTCAATTCGAACAGGGAGAACTCACTTTTGAATGAGGTGATGGTGATGGTATACAAAGCGGAATATCACTTCGAGGGCAATTTCGGGATGAACTATCTGAACCCTGGTGATGTGGTGGAACTGGCAAACGGGAAACGGTTTCGGATCCTGTGGACAAAGCAACACGACAAAGATCTAGTTTATTGCACCGACACGCTGGGCATTATCTACGCACGCGAATTGAAACGGATCGGATAAGGGGCGGCCACGCCGCCCATCCCCCACAAATAGGAGGGAGAGAGTTGGAAGGGTGGATCAAGTTACATCGTAGGTTACAAGAGCATTGGTTATGGCAAGAGAAACGTGTATTTTCACGGGCGGAAGCATGGCTTGACCTCTTGTTTATGGCAAATCATAAGGACCAAAAAATTCTACTTGGAAATGAACTGGTAACAGTCAAACGAGGGCAAAGAATTACTTCCATTCGACAGTTGTGTGAGCGGTGGGGATGGTCCAACACCAAAGTAATTCAGTTTCTTAAAATGCTCCAATCGGATGGGATGATTACCTATAAAAGCGACAAAAAAAAGACGGTCATAACCATTGTAAACTATGACATTTACCAAGATCGGAACGACAGTAAAACGACAGAAAAACGACACGAAACAGACACCGATAGTTCAGCGAATAACGATGAAACACCTGATGAAGACACTAAAAAAGCGACGGGGAAAACCATTGATACGCCTGGGGTTGAGCAAGATGGAACGGCAGAAAACAGACACGAAAACGACGGGGAACAGACGCAGAAACACACAAACAAGAATGATAAGAATGAGAAGAATGATAAGAAAGATGATTGGATGATAGAAGAGGGCGACTTAACAGAAAATACCATTCGTGAGATAGAAAACAGATTCATCCAACGGCGTGGTCGAGGGATGCTTCTGACAGCAGCAGACATACAGAGCATTCACAGCTTGTTAAATGACCGTATTCCCTTAGATGTGATCCTGAACGGTATTGACTTCGCTTTTGACAACTACAAAAAGAAACATTCACGTGACGGAATAAAGACATTCGCCTATTGTGAGACGGTTATCCGAGACCTGTATGAGAGGAGAAAAACCCATGCAAAGCGTGAAGGAAGTCGCCCAAACTCCGTTTATGAAGGAAATCCTGAAGAGAATAAACCGGTTACGCGAGGCAGGGTTGGTTGGCTCAACCCAAGACGAAAAAAAGAACTACGAGTGTGACCGATGCAAAGACGAAGAAGGTTACATCGTGAAGGATGAAAACGGATATGACGTCTGGCGTTGGTGCGAATGGTGTCACGAAAAGAAGAAAACCCGCCGCTTGTTCAAGTTTAGCCGGATCACTGAGGAGTTTCAGCGGCTTGACTTTGACAACTTCACCCTTGAAGGTCGTCCTTCACTCGTTCATCAGGCGTATGAATGCGCCAAAGCGTATGTGGAGGACTTCAAAGAGATCGAAAAGACGAGGAAAAACAGTATCGCCTTGTTGGGAGTACCAGGGTGTGGGAAAACCCACCTGCTGATGGCTGTTTCAAACAATCTCATGCGGCAAGGGGTAGGCGTCTTGTACTTCCCGTGGGTGGAAGGGTTCAACGAACTGAAAGACAACCTCGGGGACCTTGATGACCGTATTCGGCATATGCAAAGGGTTCCGGTTCTATTCATCGATGACCTTTTCAAAGGACGGAAGAATCCGACGGACTTTCAGTTGGAGCAGTTGTTTGCGATCATCAACTACCGTTATCTAAACCATTTACCGATCTTGGTTTCCTCCGAGAGGGACATTGACCAAATCTGTGACATCGATGAGGGAATCGGATCACGGATCTATGAGATGTGCAAGCATTACACAGTGGTACTCCGTGGCCAACCAAATCTGAATTACCGGTTGGAGGATGAGGAATGGAGTGAGTGAGCATGGGACGAGGCCGACCAGCTACCGTTACACCGTTAGCAGTCAAGCGACGAAAAATATACATCGCATTGGAAGATCTGGATTTCATCTGGGATGAGGCGGAAGTCCCTGACATAGAGCGGATGTGGAACGCAGGGTTTTCCGTTTGGGATATTGCCAACGCATGCATGAGAGACCCGGACGAGGTGGCCATCCTCATCATGGATCGGGTTCGGAAGGGATTCATTGAACCCCGTCCGGGGGGGTTGTATGGGAGGAGGATGACCAGATGATCCAATTTGTTGTTCCGGGCCGGTGTGTTCCGGCCCCACGGATCACCTACCACGGGAAACGGTCTCCTAAGGTTCTCAAATATATGTCATACCGCGAAGATGTTGCTTGGGCAGCGAAAGCAGCAAAGGTTCCCCATTTTGATGGTCCGGTGGCAGTGAAGATGGTTATTTACTTGTACAAGCACGGGAAAGAAGGCGACATCGACAACATGCAAAAGACCATTTTGGATGCGCTGAACGGCATCGCATGGAGCGATGATCGGCAAGTGATGGAGGTATTCGCCCGGAAGCATTACGTAAATTCGCCGAATGAGGAACGTGTTTTGGTATCAGTCACCAAATACACACCCGAAAAAGAGGTGGCTACGGGATGATGGAACAGCTTGAACTGTTCGAAGGCGTGGAAATTCCGCCGCTGAATCCCAATCCGATGGTAAGGGCATTCGGACGGGGACCAAACGGTGTGAAATGTAGGACATGCAGATATCTGCAAAAGAAAGAACAAGGCAAGACCTATTACAAATGCCAGTACCGGGGCGATACCAACGGCCCTGGTACCGATCACCGCGTAAATTGGGATGCTTGCGTGCTGTATAAGGAGGCCACGGGGATGAAGAAATGGGAGCTTTACACCTACGAGGGCGAGAAAAAGAAAATCCTTGATACGTTCAAAGGGAGCCACGAAGAAGCGAATGCGCGGGCGGTTTGGTTATGTTTCAAGACTGGGATGACGGTTTTGGTGGGACCGGTTGAGGAGGCCACGGAATGATGGCCAAATGGCATTGCCCTAATTGCCAATGTGTGACCCTCAAGATAAAGGTTTGTCAGGTCGAGAAGTATCTAAGAAAGCTAGAACATGAGCTAGAACGGCAAGAGGCGTGGATGTTAGAGGACGGGTATGGGGAAATGTTCCCCACTTTGAAAGAGGCGTTTCGTGAGTTGAAAGAATACTTGTTGGACAACGACCAGCTTTATTTAGTGAAATGCGAAGCCTTGGGAGAGTGGGAGGCGGCGGAATGATAGCGATAGCAAGGAAGGACCAAAAGGGCGTCTGGCGGGTGATGGTGTTATGGGGACCATATGCGGCATACCTGCCGGAACGATTCGACACCGAAGAGGAGGCGCGGCGGTTTGCCAGCCAATTGCGGAAACAGTGGGAATTTGAGATGTGGAAAATGTTGAGGGATGAAGTGAAAGAAGCAGCGGTCAAATCTGTTCTGAAATATGGCGACGTGTACAAACGACTTGCGAAAAAGTGAGGGAACAGGCGTGATGGCATCAAGGCAATATAGAGGAAAAGGACCCGGAAAAAGTCCGGGTCCAGCTTCCCCATAAAAAAGCAGAACGTGTAAATCATTTTACAGAACCTGGATATCGATTTCAAGTCAGGATCACTTTTAGCGTGAGAGGTGACGTAATCATGATCCTAAATGACAATGAGATCGCACGACTGGCCGCAGAACACGGCATGATTGAACCTTTTGTGGCCCGGAGCGTCCGGGAAGTCGAAGGGCGAAAAGTTATCAGCTATGGTCTTTCATCCTTTGGCTACGATATCCGTGCGGGGTTTGAGTTCCTAATCCTTCAACCGGCCAAGGGCGGCGTGATTGATCCGCTTAACTTCGATGAGGGCTGTGTACGGCGGGTGACAATGGAGGAATATGTGGAGATCCCCCCGAACTCGTTCGCCCTCACCCATAGCCTTGAGTATTTCCGGATGCCGGATGACGTGCTGGGCATAGTCCAGGGCAAAAGCACATATGCCCGCTGCGGGATTGATACCAACGTCACACCGCTGGAGCCAGGATGGGAAGGGCAGATCACGCTGGAGATTAGCAATACAACGCCGGTGCCGGTCAAAATCTACGCTGGACAAGGTATCTGTCAGGTTCTATTCTTCCGTGGCCAACGACCGGCGGTGACATATGCAGATCGGAAGGGAAAGTACCAAGGGCAAGTGGGCATTACATTGCCAAGGGGGTAATCAACGATGAGAGCGGTTGAAATTGTGGGCATTATGGCAATGAGTGGGATTTTGATTTGTGCCGTGGTTATGTGGACGATGATGATTATCGACTCTTGGGGAAACGCGAAGAAAAAGCAGGAGGGTTGAGGGATGCGCAATTTCATTGAGGGGTTTAAAAAAGAGTTTAAGGGATTTTGGAAAGGGCTTTTACCGAAAGACTGGAAGCAAGTCGGGGAAATGACGGCGTACTTTATTTGCATGTCTGGTGTGAGTTTGGGGGCAATTCTGATCGGGACGTTCCTTATATGGGTTCTTTTGGAGGGATGACAATGGCCACACGCGGCGTGATCCGTGGTCAGGAGGGGGCAGATCATTCCGCTTGGGTGGCGTTGCCGTCCGGTCGTGTCACTGGCCGGACGGTGGAAACACTCCTCCTCTCACTGGCCAATCAGGTAAAGGCACGACACGCGAACAGATCGGTTAAGTCCATGCGGATAGACAGTAAGTCGCGAAAAATCATCGTGGAGTTTCGAGAGGGATGATGAATGAAACATAGGGCGAAAATCCATTTTATTGGATGGAACGCTTTGAAGAAGAAATGATGGGGAAGGGACGCCGGATAAATGATATCGGAAACAAATGGCGAGATGTTCATCGAGATTTTCGAAACGTGCGGATAAGGAGTGATGATCATGTCAGTGATGGGAGATGTCAGAGATGAAAGTGCCGGTATTTAAAAACCATTGCAAGGGTTGTGTCTGGTTGTCGGTTAATGGTCTCTGTATGTTCAATCGTTGCGTCAAAAGAAATGGGTGGACGCACGAACGCATCAAAATAAAGCCCGTTTAAATCAAGTAAAGGGGAGTGTGGGAGATGGGAGCGGCACCGAAAAACGCGCCTGTATTTAAATATAAAAAGCCGTCTTACCGTCGGCAGGTAGAGCGTTTATTGCGGGAATATCCGGTCCTGAAAGCGGCAATTGAAAACGAACGACAATTGGAGCGGGAGGGACTTGGGAATCTGTTCCCCTCCTGCACTCCGCTATATGAAGAGTCGGTAAGCCGTGCATATAGTGAGTATCAATCTACCACGGAACGTTATGCCATCATCCGGGCCACCAAGATGGTCAGACTCCAAAAGATTGAGCGGGCATTGGCGGTGTTGGATTTGGATGAACGGTTTCTGATCGAAAAGAGATACTTGGATCAATCGCCTGCGGATGATAGGTTTGTTTGCGATGAACTTGGTTGGAGTTTGCGAACCTATTACCGGATCAAAAAGAGGGCGCTAAACAAGTTGGCAATGGCGTTGAACTTAATATAAGATAAAAGCCTCCTTAGATACCCCCAATGGTCTATAAGTCATAAGCCCGCTGATGGTTTTTAACGTGACCAGTATGGGGGCTTCTTCATTCGATCACGGTAAAAACTTCCCCTCTTTGATTGGCGTATCGATCACATCAGGATCATTCAGCGGCGACCATAAGATAAACCGTGAAGCGTCTCCGGAATTGAATACGGGCGAATTGTTTTTTTGAATAGAGTCTTGCTGCAAGAGTACGTTCACAACGGAGGAATTGACCTCTCCACCGGACGAAACATTGTTCACCTTGACAATTAAAGGTATGCTCATGCGTACATCCCCTTTAGGCGTTCATTTGGTTTTGGCTCCTCCCAACCATAATAGTCGCTTGATAAAAAATGGTTCCAACATTTGGAACCAGCAAGCTGATGGTTTTTAACATGACCAAGTATGGGGTATTTCTTCATTCGATCAAGGTAAAAACTTCAACTCTCTGATTGGGGTATCGATCACATCAGGGTCATTAATCGGCGACCATAGGATAAACTGTGTAACATCTCCGGTGTTGACTACGGGCGTATTGTTTTTTTGAATAGAGTCTTGTTGCAAGAGCACGTTCACAACGGAGGAATTGACCTCTCCACCGGACGAAACATTGTTCACCTTGACAATTAAAGGTATGCTCATGCGTACATCCCCTTTAGACGTTCATTTGGTTTTGGCTCCTCCCAACCATAATAGTCGCTTGATAAAAAATGGTTCCAACATTTGGCTCCAGCAATTACCTAGACCAAATGCACCCTATTTGGCAACTTTTTGGCAACTTTGTGGCACCAATTGTTCATTTTTCAGCGTTAACATGGTATCAGGGTTGATTGGGGCGCTGTTCATCGCAATATGTAGGTGGTTGGAGTGGGGGCAAAATAAAATCTATCAACGGAGGCGAATTTCTCCCTCCGTTACTCGTTGCTCATCACTTCCCCGCTCCTTTCACTTATGGCTCTGTCGATCCGAAGGGTTGCGTGCCACGTGACTTATTGATGTAGGAAAGCCGATGTATCTTTAACATCGACCGGATGGGTAGATTATCAGGATACATCGTCCACTAGGGTTCGGAGTTAGTCCGAACGCCCGGATGAGGGTGCAACCGGGTAAACAACACCCTCCCAGGGCCACAGGCCCAAAAACTAAGCCGATCTCTCTTGATAACGACCTACCCCCCATTTGGCTTATGTGCCATCGGTTTCCTCCTTCGGATGACGGCGGTTTCACAAGGGGCGAACACAAAACCACGGAGCGACGGTGAGCCATGATTCGCGGACCCATAGGGGTCTTTTTTTATTGCCATCATGGGTTGCGTGGAGGGCCAAACGGCCAACGATCACGGGTTCGATTCCCGTGCAACCCACCATTTATTTTGAGGGGTGAATGACATGGACGTAAAACGCAAATATGCACTTAAATTTGATACACCAGACGAGCGAGATTACGCACTTACGCTTGAACATCCCAGTGAGCATAAGCCTCAAGTAGACTTGCGTCCTGATATGCCGCCTGTTTTCGATCAAGGACAATTAGGTTCCTGTACCGCGAATGCTCTTTGCGGTATGCGTCAATATTTCGCGTTGAAACACGGCGATGACACAGCGTTATCCCGCCTTTATTTGTACTGGCACGAGAGGGCACTTGAAGGAACGATTAACGAGGACTCAGGCGCGATGTTGCGGGATGGAATGCGAGTTTTGCGGAAATTGGGTGTGTGCCCGGAAGCAGACTTTCCGTATGACATCAGCCGCTTTACTGAGAAACCAAGCGCGAAAGCAGAAGCTGATGCGGGCAAATACAAAATCCTGTCTTATCACCGGGTTCGCTCTTTGCGGGAGTTAAAAACCTGCTTGCATCACGGTTACCCTGTGGCCATCGGGAACAAAGTTTATGAGAGCTTCGAATCCCGCGAAGTGGCCGAGACGGGGATTGTTCCCGTTCCCGATGAGATGGCCGAGGAATTTTTAGGTGGCCACGCTGTTTTGGTTGTGGGTTATGACGATGAGCAGAAATATCTCATCGTGCGGAACTCGTGGGGACCACAGTGGGGAGATAAGGGTTATTGCTATCTGCCCTATGAATATTATTCCCGCGGATTGATTGTGGACATGTGGGTGGGCTTTGCTGAGTGATCCATTAACAGGAGTGACCGCCAATGGTCGGGACGTGGGTGTTCTTTCTATACTGCGGGCAATACCGTTTGGGATATGTGGACGGCGAGGATAAGGATTGTTACTGGATTCATGATCCTATCCGCCGTTGTTATCACACAAAAGCAAAACGAACGGTGATTGTTGCGCCTGATATTCTTTACCCGGAGGATCGGGAGGCGCTGATTGACATGGCCTTGGATATGAAAGATCGGGAATGGTTTTATTCACTTGTTGGAGGAGGACAGGTATGCTCTGGTTTGGGTTAATCACCGGTTTTATGTCCGGTTTTTCTGTTGCGGTGTTCGCATTGTTGGCCATTTGGATTTACCTTGTGAACAAGCATTGAGGTGGTGACATGGAGCGGATTATCCACGGTGATTGTTTAGACGTGCTAAAAGAGATTCCAGACAACAGTATCGACGCGGTGGTCACTGATCCTCCATATAATGTTCCGGTAACTTATTTTGTTTCGAAAGACGAAAAAAGATGGAACAGAAAGTGGTCCGATGTTTCAGTATTAATGCACTGGTGGGACAAGGTAACTGATGAACTGAAACGTGTTCTAAAGCCTACTGGTCATATTCTCGTTTTCTGTAATGCAGACAGTTACGCTGCCTTTTATCCTCCAATGTATAACAAATGGAGCAATACCGGTTGTCTTGTTTGGGATAAAATGACACCGGGTCTCGGCAGTATTTGGCGAAGACAACACGAGTTAATTATTACAGGTAGAAATAAGGGTTGTTATAAAGTGAAAACATGGGGGAGCGGTGATGTTTTAAAGTACAAAATTGTCCCCGCAAGTAAACGACATCATCCGGCTGAAAAACCGGTTGATCTGTTGGTGGATTTAATAAAGACGGTAACACCACCAGACGGTGTTGTCTTAGATCCTTTTGCTGGCTCTGGCTCTACGCTAGTGGCTGCTAAGAGTGAGGGCCTTTCTTTTATTGGAATCGAAATGGAGAAAGAATATTTTGAGGTTGCCAAGAAGAGATTGGGAGAATGAAGGATATTGCTTCTTTAGTTACCATTTGGAGGTGAGGACGTATGGGAAAAAAGCATTACCATTCTACAATAGTCCATCGTGGAGGAAGGCAAGGAAAGCGGTATTAGCAAGAGACCATTATCTATGCCAAATATGTTTAGCGGGTGGGGTCTTGGAACCGGCGGTGATCGTTCACCATATCGACCATCTGACGGATCGACCAGATAAGGCATTGGATGAAGATAACTTGCAAAGTGTATGCGCTGCATGCCATAACCGATTGCATCCAGAAAAGGGGAAGCAGCATAAGAAGCCCAAGCGAAGAAAAGCGCGCATCATCCAGGCGAGGGCGAATCCTGAGATCATATAGCCCCCCCACCCTGAAAATTGGAAAGCGGGGGGCTGGTGACCGGCCGCGGCCCCTTCCTTTTGCGTGCGGAACGTTTTTCATGAACCCGGAAAAACCAAAAAGGGGGTGATCACATGACCAACCGACCGAAACCGAAACGCTTAAACACGATTGGAAAAAAAACATGGATAAGGATATGGGAAACGTTAGAAGCCGAGGGGCGTGCCGAATCAACGGATCCGATTATCGTTGAAACCGTCGCTTACCTTTTCCAGCTCTATGCTGAATATACGGAGAAGATCAAAGAGCTAGGGAGTGTTATGGAGTACACGAACAAAGGCGGGCAAACGAACCTTGTAAAAAATCCCCTGGCTATCGAAATTCCCAAGATCATCGAGCAGATCCGCAAACTGCTGGCCGAATTGGCTTTAACACCTGCTAGCCGGAAACGACTGCAAGAGCAGTTGACGGAAACAGCGGGTGATGACTTTGAAAACTTCTGATCTCCTAACAACCAAGTATGCTGAGGACGCGATTGCCGGTAAGATTATCGTCTCCAAGAAGGTCCGACAGGCTTGTGAACGCCATTTAAGAGACTTGCAGCGTCAAGGGAAAGACGGTTTTCCCTATGTGTTCGATGAGGAAAAGGCGTTGCGACCGATTGAGTTCATCCAACGGTTTTGCAAACCATCCAAAGGGAACTATAAGCGATTGGAGCTTCAGCCGTGGCAACAATTCGTCATTGGCTCCCTATACGGTTGGGTTCACAAAGATACAAAGCTCCGCCGATTCAAAGAGGGGCTTATTTTTGTGGCTCGGAAAAACGGAAAATCCACCATGGTTTCCGGTCTAGCTAACTATGGTTGCTCCAAGGATGGGGAAAAGGGTGCCGATGTCTACCTACTCGCCAACAGCATGAAACAGGCTCGCGTGGTGTTCGATGAGTGCCAGAAGATGGTCAAATCTTCCCCGCTCTTGTCCAAACACTTCCGTGTCTTGAGGGACGCGATCCACTTCGATCAGACGTTCTCGAAGATTGAACCGCAAGCGTCCGACAGTGAGAAGCTGGACGGTTTGAATGCTCATCTCGCCATATTTGATGAAATCCACGAGTACACGGACTACAAACTGATCAACGTCATCAAAAACAGCACTGGTGCCCGGTCACAACCACTCATCCTGTACATCACAACCGCCGGGTACCAGTTAGACGGGCCGCTGATGGACTATTACGAAAAGGCTGCCGACGTGCTGGAAGGCGTGATTCAGGATGAACGGTCCTTTTATTTTATAGCTGAATTGGATGAGGATGACGATATCGATGACCCTAACAACTGGGTCAAGGCGAATCCCAACCTTGGCGTGACGATCGACCTTGACACCATGATCGAGGAGTGGAATACCCGGAAGAGTATACCGGCGGAGCGAAACGACTTCATCACCAAGCGACTGAACCTGTTCGTTCAGTCCGATGAGCAGTCGTTCATCGACTACGAGGTGATCAAGCGGAATGACGGATGGGTTGACCTTACCGAGTTGGAAGGCCGGAATTGTGTGGGTGGGTTTGACCTGTCCCAGACTGAGGATTTTACTGCTGCATGTCTGGAGTTTCCGCTCGATGATGGGCGGGTTTTTGTGTTGTCCCATTCTTTTGTGCCACGGCGGAAAGTAGAGCTGGACAATGAGAAACTTCCCTTCGATGAGTGGCAGAAGGAAGGGCTGTTGACGATCTGCCCTGGTGCCTATGTGGACTACAAATACGTATTCGATTGGTTTGTGAAGCAGTCTGAGCGGTTTGCCATCGATCTAATTACCTACGACCCGGCCAATGCTTACCGGTTGGTGGAAGATTTGAAAGTGCACGGGTTTCAAACACAGGTCGTCCGGCAAGGGACGTTGACACTCAGTCCGGCGATGAAGGACGTGAAGGAACTTCTGCTTGATGGAAAAGTGGTATACAACCGGAACAAGCTGTTCCGCTGGTATCTCAACAACGTGAAACTGGTGGAAGACCGGAATGGCAACTGGATGCCGACCAAACAGAACCGGTATCGAAAGATCGACGGATTCGCCGCCTGGCTAAATGCTCACACCGAAGTGATGAAGCG